GCAATGCTGCCGGTCGTGGCTGTCCACTGGTTCACACCGCCGAGTCCGGGAACAGTCAGCAGATTGACTCTGGTGGGATGACAGAGAACGTCTACGGTCCGGGGATCTCTGTAGTACGAGTCAGACGTGGCGACCTGAATCTTGTCGAGGTACACGACCTTTCCGACACCACCGCTCACCAACACGGACAGCGCCAGGAATGCCGCACCCGCAGGTGCCTGGAAACTAGAGGTCCGACGACTCCAGTTGGTTCCGATGTTTGCTGATGCGCTGAGTTGAAGCCCCTGTACAGGCGCTCCCGTGGTGTCGAACCACTGAACTCCAATCCTCCCGGTCGTTCCAGACTGGGCGGCCTTCCAGTACATCGAGACGTGAACGTCTTCACTGGACGGTACGCAGTAGAGCCGAACCTGCGATCGCTGTGACGAGGACTCAGTTACCTGGTACGTACTACCCGGCAGACTCATGGTCGCGCTTGATGCAGTGAGTTCCAGACGACCCACGAACCCGTGCGCGAAACGGTCCAACTCCAGATCGTGCTCGCTATCAGGGACGTCGGCCTCGTCGCCGTCCAGTGATGCGGCCAGGGTCCCGCCGGAAACGTCCCAGAACCCAGTTCCCCCCTCAAAGGACGCATCCTGAAGCGACAGCAGGCGATTAGGACTGACCTCCACCGAGGTACTCCACCCGGTCAGGGCCTCGGCGTATGTGATCAGACCCTCAAGCGTCCCCTTTTTGCGGTAGATGGGACCGGCATCACGGAACAGTCGGGACGTCGTACCCAGGCCAAGTGTGATTTCGACGGGCATGCCAACAGATCGACAGTGCGCATCATGCAGTCCCGCAAGAGTGGCTCGCGAGCGAGCGGCTGTAGGCAGCACCCGATCGGTGAGGGTTTGGAGTTCGTCGAGGGTAACGGCCAACCCGTACAGGAATCGATACAGGTCGCTGGTCCTGCTGGGTTCATCCGTTGGGCTCATTGTGTCGGTCGTGAATACCCCAGGTAGCGTGTAGAGCATCGTCTCGACGGTCCCCCTATCTCGCGGGGCGACAACGTACGTGGCTGCGTCTTTGAGCCACCGACCGTTCTCGTCAAAGATGAAGAAGGTGTAATAGACGGGACCGCTAGGTACCGGGACGTCGTTGATCTGAGCGCCGTCTGCCAGGTTTGTCTCACCGTCAAGTACGACTGTCTCGGGGGATTCAATGACGCCAGCAGCAATGGTGACGCCAGAAGAGGGTTCCTCGGCCGCACCTGTCTTGGTTCGTACCAACGCAAACTGCGTCCCGATACGGGACTCCGCGTAGATCTTGACGCGCACCAGTCCGTAGTCGATGGCCTGGGCGAGGAGGGAACCGGTGGCAGTCCCCCGCTGTACACGACCGTACAGTTCGGTTCCGTAGACGAATGTTCCAAAGCGTGCCATCTACTGCTCCTAGACCTGTTCCAGCATGAAGTCGTCCACGGTGCTGCCCTGTCCCGAGCCAGACGGCGTGACGATGATTCCCGCTCTCTTGGTCGGTGAATCGACAGTCGCAGTCGTGCTGGCCACTGACTGCGTCTTGGCGGTGTTCGAGAACGCAGTGGCCGTGACCGTGTTACCGGACACTACCGCGCGCACTGCGGCAATAGCCGCTGACGCCTGAGCGCTGGCTACCGTTGTGACCGTCGTTGCCACTGACCTGAGGACTCGGATGAAGTTGGTCACCGTTGTGGTAGACCCGGTACACGTTTGGCAAGACTCGGAAGAGCATGTGTCGCAGACATCGTTGCCGCACAAGGATCGGCACACTTGGATGTACGTGGTGACATACTGCGAGCAGCACTCATCGCAGTACTCATCGCAAGCATCAGTGTTGGTTACTCCTGGAGGGCACACTCGGTAACAACATGATGCGTAGGCCACGCAGATGAACTCAGGACTTAGGTAGCAGTCACAACCGTACGTGACATACCGGCAGTTGCAGGAAAAGTAGTTGGTGGTGCAGTTGCAGGAGAACGTAAACGACGTGGTCGTGCTGGTTTGCTGGGATGTGACTGCCCACCAGTTACTGCTGTCAGTCACCCAAAAGGCCACGCCCGCGCCATTGCTGACCGAGGCACTTAGCGACACAGCAGTGTTGCGCGTGTCAACGACCGCCATTGGGTACAACGATGGGGCAGCGCTACTGGAAGCCGCATTTGAGACAACATCGAACTGAGCAGATCCGAGTGCTCTCCAGGGATCGCCGAGCGTATTGGCATTGGAACGGTTGAAGAGGTCGGTGAAGGTCAGGAAACCGCGTCGCACCGCGTTGGCGACGGATGCAGTGGACAGCATTAGATTTCCGTCGTGTCCCCGAAGAGGACCCACTCGTCGGTTGACACTTTGATGAGTCCTGCCACGGCATACTGAGCCCTTGTCTTTGCACCTGACGGTGCCCGCAGGATCACGCCACTTGCGCCAGCCACAGTGACCTGACCCGCGCCTGTCTGCACGATGTCCACTCGCGTACCCACCGGAAGACTCAGTGAAGCGTTGGTGGGGAGGGTGATCGTGATCGCCGCTGCCGCCGCGCAGAGGACTGTTGTACCCGTCAACTCAGCGGCAAGCGTGAACGACGCTGTGCGGCTGGTAGTTGAGTTGGCTGGGTAGCGCCCACTGAATGACGCCGCAGTTACTGCGGCCGAGAAGGTGGCGCTGGTTCCTTCCAGCGCTCCCGTGAGAGTTCCTCCGGAGGTGTTGAACTTGGAGACGGCATGACTGGCAAGACCAGCCTCAATGTTGGTGAGCCGCGCAGTCAAGGTTAGGTGTGACGTCGGCTGGCCAAACGCCCCACTCCAGGTAGACACAAGGAGACCGGTGCCCAGAGCCCGCTCGACGGCGGTGACTTCGTCCTGGAGAAGGTTGACGTGGTCTGCGAGTACGGTGTCCACAAGGTCCGTCTTGGACGCGTAGACACGTACGGAGTTGGGGAACAGCGCTGGCATGAAGACCTCCTCGACCTATTGTCTGGGGCTCAGGAGTCCGCGTCAGCCGTAAAGGCGCCCTCCTGGAAAATCCACCCAGCGGCCAATTCAGGGGACTCGTCGGTGATCTCCACAATGCTGCTGGCTACAAGGATCGACCCGAAGTCTTCGGATACCCATGCGGTGTCGGCTACCCGATCACCTATGACAAAGGCGAACCGGCGCGATAACAGTGGCACAGGTGCCGCTCGCGCCTGCTTGCGACGCTTCCTAAACAGCCTCATCGGTTCCCCACTTACCTATGGGGCATGCGGCGTTCGGCAAAGTCGTCTTGGCTGGCATGAAGCACCCACACTTCTTGCAGGTTTTGATTTGATGCTGGAAGTGTGGGCAGGACAGGCACTGAGCCATACGTCCATCTTTGACTTCTCGGGAGACCTTACCAACGTGTGGGTTCAGAAGATCCCAAGGCCTAGCGGGCTTGAGGGGTTCCATTTGCTGTCGCCATCTTTTGAGGGTCTACTCCGCCGCGGGAGGTGTGAATCCGTCTCCGTCGTAGGTGCTGCCCTTGGGAATAATCACGGTGTTGGAGATCTGGACGAACGTCGGATTGCTGGCGAACACGGCGGCAGTGCCTGCGTCCACATTGAATCGTTGTACAGCGACACCCTCCACCACGGCCATGAATGCGTAGGGAGGAACATTTTCGGTGGTCTGGGTGGTGTCGAGATCGGGGATCTCGGGCATGTCAGCGGACACGCGTCCTCCTTGTGGCCGATAGAAGTGCTGTCACGATCGTCTCAAGTTCGGGGTTCGTAGTCAGCGCAAACGGTGTCTAGTGGGAGTGGCCGACGTTCGCCTTTCCGGACTGCAGCGCCGCGACCGCTACCTGAAGGGCCTGGATGGCCGCTTCGGCAGACTTGAGCCGGAAGAGGAGGTCTTTGGGGGATCCGAGGTCTGTGTTGCCTTCTCGGTACGTGCCTGTAGTCGATATCTTGCCCAGCCATACAGGGAAGTCCGTATCTCCGGACTCATATGTGATCCAGACCTGCTCCCCGGGCTTCGGGAGCACCAGATAGCCGCACGGAACGACCGGCCAGCACCAACCGGTTACGGCCTTCCCGGTCTTGGTGGGAATTCTTACCCGGAGCCGTCCCAACTTGTCTGGGTCGCGGTTGTCGTGGACGATGGCCCGCTCCAGCATTACGAGACGCCGCCCGTCAGGTTGATCACCAGGTTGCTGTCCGAGACCACCAAGATCTCGTCCTCCGCGGCCACTACGACGCTGACCTCTCCCGTGGCGGCTTGGATGGTGGTCAGCCTGGTCACCTGGACATCCGAGGCAACCGAACCCAGGGAGGAGATCAGGCTGACCAGGTCCGAGGGGTAGACGCTGGCACCGAACGGGACCCGGTCGTAGGCCATTCGGGACAGGATTGTCTGCCGGATGAGGATATTAGCGTCCGACCGTCGAACGCTGTCCTCGACGACGACATCAAGGCTGATGTATGTGTCGACGTACACGGGAGGTACGACGGAGATCTGCGCACCCGCCAGCGATACCGACTCCAGTGCAGACTGCACAGAAGTCTGTAGGTACGTCAGTTCAGTGGTAGCGGTCCAGTCCGTGCCTTCGAGCACGTACCCCGGCCTCAGTTCAATGTTGCCAAGTCCTCGGTAGGGTGCCACCGCCACCACAACAGTTGCCGGGGTCACCGACATCGCACTGGCCTTACCGCACCCGGGAACCAGAAGTGCCGAGTTCTGGTAGTCCTCCAAGGTAACGGCGCGCGCCGTGGCTCGGTATGTGAGTGCTGCGTTGTTGCGGATCTGCTCGGTGGACTCTTGATCCGTGCCACCGTAGGCCGCTGTGTCGTTGAATACCGTCAGGCTTCCTGCCAGGACAGCGACCTCACTATCGAGCAGACCCGGAATGGCGTCGATTCTGTTGATCTTTCCTGATCGGATGTTCCCGAGTGTCCCGTCCGTACGCCGGTACCGCGCAGATAGAGAGTGCCCGAAGGCCGGGATGAGCCCACTGACGCCATCTCCAAGGCGGATCTGAACGGTACCGTCACCGACAGCCACCGGCTGAAAGACGCGCGCCTGCGGGCCGTGAAGTGCGAACTGATCGGTGCGGACCCACGGTATGTAATTGACGAGGTCATAGACGTAGACCTCTAGGGACTCCAGAACCAGGCGGTCGTCCTCAATGATGAATACCTGGCTGGGGGTACCGTCGGAGGTTCCCAGGTGAAGGCCAAATCCGAATGTGCCGTCGTCGATGACTCCCTGAGTCGCCGTGACCGCAGCAATTTCCCCGGAGAGCACCTCGACGTCGTCATCGGTTTCGAATGCGACTGTGATCAGGTTGTCACCGTCAAGGATGTCCCCACTAACGACAGTTCTCGCCGGAAGTTCGATGTCGACGTCCGACTCATTGGAGAACGTCACGGTCACCGAACTGGACGTATACCCATCAGGAACGTAACCGAGGTCGCGCGCGAGGGCCACCACGCTGTCTCGACGCGTGGCGGTCGACAGCGTCGACTCGTTGGCCGCCCGGTCGATGTAATACGACAGAAGATCACCGAGGTACGCAAACTGCTCGACGAGTGCGACTCCAAAGTCAGCGGGGTCGTCGGCCGCCCAGTCAGGTATCTGCTGTTGCAGGCGCGCGATCAGATCGGTCCGGATGGACTCGTAGTCCCTGGATGTGTAGTCCACCTGAGGAGGGATAGATTCGGGGTAAGACGCGCTCACAGGTCCTCCCCGGGGATCTCCAGCACCAGAGTCTGCGGTGCACGGGCAGTCGAAACTCGCGTGTCGCGGTACGTGATCTCGATCTCGACGGTCCCGGACTCGGGGTCTTCCGTGAGAACGTCGAGCGCCTCGAAGGCTAGGCCGGGTAGTTCTTGGGCGAACGCGTTCACGGTGGCCGTCTCGATGTCATCGATCGCCTCATCGCAGGCATCGAAGAGTGTGGCCGCGATCGTTGTCCCGAAGGTCGGCCGCATTAAGCGCTCACCGAGCGACGTCAGAAGCACTGAGCGTACGCGATTCTGGTTGATCCGGTCGAGGTCTGTGGTGGACGCCACTCGACCGTATCCGTCTATACGGAACGGGAGGCTAATCGCGCGCATGGGGTCATTCTCCTGTGCTCGGGGGAGTGGGGAGGGTCATACTGCGACCCACCTGAAGGCATTGACGAGGTCGGAAGTCTTCCCCTCCACGGGGATCGTTTGATTGCGCTTCAACTGCGCTGATCGCTCGCGCCCAAGCCTGGACCGGCCGCCTCTGTCTGTGGGCAGAGGGATCGTCCGTAGGTCCTGAGGCCTTCCTTCCGAAGAATCTGAGAGGCTGTCCGTGGCGACGACACAGGTGCACGTATAGGTCGACGCTTCCCCAACGGGGAATTCGTGAACGACCGACTTGGTGACCCACCAACCTGAAGTCATGGTGTTCTGGAGGTCCAGGTAGACGGGGGCGTACGGCTTCAGTAATGGAGTTCCGGCGCACACCAGATTCGCGTCTAGGGCCAGGAGTCCGTTCTCGGCCACTCCCTGGGCCAACTTCTTGGCCTCCATTCGAGTGTGGGCTACCTTTCCTTTGACCGTCCGCACGTTTCGCGATGTCACCTTGCGCCGCCTCTTGGTCGCTGACCCGGGCTTGGCGGACTCCACGGATTCGGCAGCCCCAACCGGGCTCAGCGAGTAGGCGGTGGCGGGATCCCCTGTGTAGAGACCGTTCTCGTTGGCGAGTCCGGCGGCCATCGTGAACGAGTCGACGCCCACGGTGTGCTTGAGGGCCCTGGCGTCTAGCCCCCCAAGACTCATCGCCGTGGCCACGGGTGCCGCGTTGTAGCCAGCCTCAACCAGGGTCGATATTGGGGCGCAATAGAGGTTGACACCGTCTACCCAAAGTCCGTACCCGAGGGGACCAGTCAACTTTAGGAGGAATTCCCAGTACGACTCACCGTTCATGGTGGTGGTTGGTCTGCGAAATGAACCTGGCTCCACAATTGGGTTCAGTCTGAACTGCTTAGCGACGTCGACCACGATGTCCGACACTGACTTGTTGATCCAGGTCCTTTGGGCCGTCAGCCGGAGCGCTTTGGACGCCCCTGCGACGATGAGGTCGAAGTCGTAGTAGGAGTCCCGCTTCATGTGCGGCCGCACGTAGGAGACGTACCCGAAGAACTTACCGCGGGGACTGAATTGTGAGGACCATTCGATCTCCACCGGAGTCCCCGGGGCCAGTGTGGACTTCCAGTTGACTAGACGGGAGCGAAATCGGACAGTCGCCAGGTCGTGCATTCGGGCAGACTGCTCAATACGAAGACCCCTTGCCGTGAGCGCACCGCTATCGAAGGCCGCTTCCGGCAGAGTCACCCGAAACCGACCACGTTCGGTCAGGCCGCGTGTCTTCACGGTAGATCCAGCCTGATACCGGGACGAAGGTCCAGTGGGTTGAGCACACTCCCATTGGTATCGAGCACGCGCCACCAGTTGCTCGGATCTCCGTACTCGCGCGCACCTAGGAGATCCAGCCTGTCACCAGCCCTCCAGTTGTAGCGTCGAGTGGGGATGTCCTGGTCGCTGAGGGCGTCCACCGGGCGCATTACTGAAAGCGTGCTGTTGGATCTACGCCTCGTCACGACGGGAAAAACCTCAGCGTCCTCGTATCGGCTGCCGACTACGATCATAAGTTCACCCGTTTCCTGATTGTGAGTACTGAACCGAGTCCGGCATGCGCGTGAAGGTAATGCTGACGGTCGTGAACATCGGGACCATGTCCTGCGTGAACGCGTTGTGCGTGTATTGCAGACCTGTCAGTCGACCGGTGTACCGCATGCCGCCGCCAAGGCTCAACATCATTGGGAGTCCGACAACCACTCCTAGGTCGGCTGTGGCCCCGCGCAGTTGGGTTACCCAGGGCCGACCAAGAGCAGTTCTGAACAGGAACTCCAAGTCATAGCCCGTACCTCGCTTAAGAATTCCCTGCAGATCTTCCTGCGGTAGTTCCCGACCCGCGTAGAGGCTTCTCCACGATTTGACCGTATTGCTCCCGGTCTTCTTCAGCAGAGACATGTCCTCGATTCGGTTGAGGTACAGGTTGAAACTGACAGACGCGCCTTCCGCGGCCACTGGGTACGCTTTATCCTTACCGGATAGCAGTAGTGCCGGGTCGAGCCCCTCGACAGGCATAGTTCCGAAACCAATTTCCGACGGGTTGTAGTGGAATCTGAATCCGTACTCAATTTTGGGGTCAAGTACTGAGGCGTCGGCATCCCAAGAGTCTGTCTTCTTGGGCTTGCCCTTCTTGTCGTACTGGGTCGTTACGGAACCGGTCCCTCCGGTGATCTTCCACTCGTTCTCGTTGATGATGTACTGACGGATGAGTCCTTTACGCATACGTCGCTGCCAGATGGTCCCGCTACCTAGAATGTCATTGCGACTAGTGGGTTCCGTGGGATCAAAGGCCCCATCCACGCTCACTCCAACGTACGCACCGGTTGCCGTGCTGATGAGTGGCGGGTTGGTGCGCAACTTGCGCTTCTTTGGCGGGCTGAATCCAACGTCCTTGTCTTCCTCTGTGGTCTCGTCATCTGTGGTCGACGTACCGTCTGGAGTCGTCTGGGCACCGCCTCCTGTGGAGGGGTTGTTGTCGTACCCAAACGGGTTGGTGGTGGGGAACGGGGTAGCCCCGCCAGGGCCTCTCCCAGGAGTTCCACTACCCGTGCCTCCACCAACACCCGTCCAGCCGAAGTCCTGAGGGGACACACCCCCGTTGGGTGACGTTCCTACGGGGTATCCGCTCCCTCTGATAGGCAAAGCGCGGGGGAGGCTGACGCCCAATGCCGGGATTTTAGTTCCTGCCGGTATTGACTGAGTAGGCGTTGGTGGGCCAGCGGGCGTCGGGATTTCTCTGGCATCGCCAACGGCCCCCCAACCGTTAGTTCCCGGCGGGGCCATCGGGCCGGGGCTACTCCACCGGACTTCCCGGTAAAAGTACCTGAACTCGTACTGCCATCCACCCGCAGCATCTTTGAGGTAGACGTCATAGAAGATCTCGTACCAGATGCCCCAGGAGGGAATTGTACCCGTTTGTGGCAGCGTCACCTGCAAACGAAGCCCTGGTGCCACCTTTCCTGTCGGTCCGCTGGAGGCAAATCCAATACGAACACCTGTGGCTACGCGTCCTGATCCACCCGCGTCGCCCGTCTTGGGGTAACTGCTCACGTCATCCCCCGTCGGCGTGGTCGACTATTGACTCTAAAACTTGTCATATCGACTAAGACCCCCTTGCGTTGGTCAAGTCTCCGGGGAACTCGTACAGGTAGTCGCTGGCGACATCGGTTCCAAGTTTGGCCGCGGAAGACGCGTCGGCGTTTGCGGCGGCGCGCCAGTACTCTGTGGACTCCTGGCGGTAGTGCACAACAGACGACGGACGCAACGGCCGCAGAAAAGACTTGTCGATCTCTGACGTGATCACTGTCAGGCGCTCCTCACTGCTGTTGCCCAGTTGTCTTCTTCCATCAACTTCTTTACCCTTCGTGCGAAGCGTTCGGCCTCTTCATCGCTGGCGCGCTCGATCTTGAGGTTGATGTTGACGGTTTGCTGGCCACCGCTTCCGGGCCCTGAGGCACTTCGCATCATCTGTCGGAACTGCTCAGCGACTGTCGCAGGAAGAACCATTTCGCCTTCGTGCAGTTTGGCTACACCTTCGTGCGTTCGGTAGGCACCCTCGGAGTACCCGTGGACATTGATCTTTTCGTAGGCGCTCAAGTACGTCGCGTCATTGCGTTCCGTGGCGGGGCCGTAGGTGTTTGCCCAGTTGCTGCTGCCCGGCCTGTCCCAAGTTGACCAATCGATGTAAGAGAATCCTCGGCTTGTCGTTCCGGTGATTCCCCAGTCGGTCCATTTGGTGAAGTTGTTACTGAAGTTCCTCAGCATCTCGAAGTTGTTGTCCGGGTCGACCATGGTGCTCATGTCACCGTTGAATTGCGCTCTGACCTTTGCAAGATGTTGGCTGTTGATCTGGAACAGCCCGACGTCGTAGTACCCTCCCCGCCAGTACTCCGAGCCTAGATTCATATCGTCAGGGATCTTTGGGTACTCGAAACGTCCTCGGGACATGGCCGCAATCAGGTTTGGGGTGCCTCCCGACTCGCGTCGCCCGATGGTCCACACGGTCTTCAGTTGGTCTCCCCGCAGCCCCTTCGCGACCAGGAAGTCGTAGAGCCACTTGTCTCCGGCTCCAGATCCAGGGCTTGAGTGCGACGTGGTTGAGTTGCTGGAAGAGTTCCCTGTTGATTCCTCTTTGTCGCCAACTTGACTGGAGGAGACACCAGCAACGGCGCCCATGATGCTGGCGGCCTTGAGACCAAACCAAGAGAATCCGCCACGACCGACTCCTAGGCCAGAAGCGCCTCCGCTGAAGGAAGAGAATCCATTGACTGTCGCGCGTCCTCCCCGCAGCCCCCCGAGAAGTGTCAGAATTCCCGCCGATCCGTTGGACCGCATCGTGCCTTCTGGAGTTTCAGCAACCGGCGTCGACGACGGCCCCGGACCGCTTTCCCCTGGGGTGTGCCCGCCAACGCCCCATGTCTTTGGATCACGGATCTCGAAGTGCATTTGGTCGGCAGCGCCCCCGGACCACTCGCCGCCCCACTCCAATTTTGAGAACCGCTGGAGGAGGGAGTTGACTGCGCTGAGTTCCTCCTTCGTCATGTTGGTAGTCCCAAGCGGGTACAGATCTGCTCGGAGGTCAATAGCAACTCCGGCTGAGTGGTTACTGATGCCACCTAGGGGACTTTCACGGAGTGAGTGCCCGCCCGACCATCCCTTGTTGAGGTCTGAGCGGCCCCCTCCTAGCGCGGGGTGTGCCTGCCAGGCGGCAGCGAGATCAGCAAGGTACTGGCCTATTCCGTCGGCTTCCCTGAGGGAGAGTCCTCCAGTTTCGATACCAGGAGCGCCAGGAACTGAGTACTTCTTGAGGCTGGTGTCGCCGTAGTCCACGGCGGTCCATCCGTCCAGGGTGGCCTGTCCGGCAAGGCCACCTCCTGCGAAGTGCCGGGTTGGGCTTGCGAAGCCTGACCCGAAGTTGTGACCTACTGAGTTGAGCGCGTTCAGTCGATCGACGCCGATCGCCTGCGCCGCCCGCGCGTTGATGACGTACTCACCTCGCGACAGCATGGCCGGGATGCTGTCTGAGGTACTGGTACCGACCGCGGCAGATATGTCTCCGCCCGCGGAGAAGCCTAGGAGTGACTTGAGTCCACCGAACACGCCTCCTGAGAGGAAGCCCATGATCGGTGACAGTTCTCCTAGGCTGCTGAGGGTCTGAAACGCTCCCTTGAGGTTCATCATGAAGTCGATGAACATGTTTCCGCTGTCAACGACTGATGTGATGACGTCGTTCATCCTGACGGCCGTATAGGCCATAGAGCGGTAGCCTTCAAGGAGATCTTCGGTTGACGCATCAATGGCGTTGCCCCGGCTGCTCTGTAGGGCCATATTGGTGAGTCCGGGGTCGTTCTCCGGTGTGAGGCCCGCCCCGGTAGCCGCTCCCATGGCGCTGCGAGTACCGGGGGCCATCGGCATCTTGGCAGCCCCGCCACCGTAGTTGCCGAGGTCTGAGTAGTCCAGGCGATCGCCGTTCTGCTGGGCCTTCATCAGAAGTGCTTGGGTGATCTGCTCCCGCAGTTCGGGAACGTCACCGAAGTTCTTGTTAATGAATACCCCGAGCCAGCCACCGCGGATACTGGCCGCGACGCTCTCGTAGGGAATGGCACGGTTGGAACTGCCGTAGTGCCTGGACCAAATCTGATCAACAAGGGCACCCAGACCTCGGGCGTTGCCCGTCTGGAAGTCTGAGACGTAGATGTTGTACTTGGCCATCCGGCTTGCGATGCTTCCGGAGTTCATGCTGGCTTGAGCCACCGCTGCGGTGGCGTTGTCTTGGCCGAAGATCGCAGACGTCACGGCGGTCTCGCGCATGACACGGCTGAAGTTTCCAGTTCCCTGGCCCTGACCGGTCATCGTGAAGATGTTGGCGGCGGTCATCATCCCGAAGGGATCCGTCTGCATGTTCCCGAACAGCGCCTTGGAGTCCTTGTAGTAGTTCTGGTTGTAGCCGTTAGGGCCGAGGAATGAAGCCCGGAACTTCAATCGCTGTGCGACGTACGCGTCCTCGACCCCGGGGGTGACGTTGTAGGCGAACGTTGCAGCCGCCGCACCTGTTAGTGCCGCCGCCCGGGCCCATCCGGGCAGGCCCGACCCGCCGCTCGACTCGGAGTACTGCGCGGTGTATTTGGACATTCCAGCACCAGGCGGGCCTCCTCCGGTTGCGGAAGAGGTGACTCCGCCCAGTTGGGAACCAGGGCTCGGGGGAGGTGTGCTGAACGTGGGGGTCGGCGTGCCGTTGGCGGATCGCCCACCTTTACCGGGGCCTCCAGATACTGCCCCGACCGCCTTGGAATACGCCGTCGCGCCTTTGTCAATCTCCTTCTGGACCTTCTGGATGTCCTTGAGTTGGTTGAGGATCTTGGCAAGGTCTGCAGAGACATCACCTAGTGACTCCCGTAGTCCCATTCCTCACCCCTCCCTTCTGGGGACTGCTGACGTGATGGCGTTGAATCTCTCTCTCGGAGTCAAATCGAGGATCTCGTTCCTCGTCCAACCCGGGTAGAGTTTCGACAGCGCCGTGATGACGGTGTGCAACTCTCTGTACTTCTTGGCCCTCGACTCGCTGCTAGAACTGAAACAGGGCCGCTAGCGACAGCGGAACCTCCAGTTCGGTCTCACACTCCGGACAGTTCTTGACGACATCTTGAAGTCGCGGGCCAGGAGTTCTCTTGGCGATCTCCTCAGCCACCGTGCGACGGTCCTTGATGGACAGCGCCAGTACGTCGGCCTCACCCAGCACAGGTCGTCCATTGACTTCAATAACCGTGTTGGCCAGGAGAATCGTCGACAGTTCGGCGTACGTCTTGTTCCCGGCTTCCTGCAGCGCCTTTTGTGTGACGCCCGTGGGAAGGGTTGCCCGGATGACTCCAGCCTTGCCCTTGACCTCGAAGTAGACCTCAGATGGGTCGTCCAACTTCTTGACGGGGACGTCGTTGTCTACGTCGATGGTGATGTCCACTTCGGATTCGCAGCCGGGGCAGTACCGCGTGAGTCCGATCTCTGATCCGAAGGTGACGGAGAAGACCTTCAGGAGTGCAAAGTCGCGATCCCCAGAGAGCATCGCGTTGAGGAGTTCTTTGCTGCTCTCGGTGTCGCCCACACGGACGATCCCGCGTAAGAGGATGGCCTCGGAGATAGCGCTTGGGGTTTTGGCTCGGGAGATGATCTGCTCGTCGCGTCCCGTGAGTTCTCGAACCTCGATCTCAGTCTGAAGCGGTGAGCCGGGAATACTGAGTCCAGCGGGAAGTTCGAACACAGTTTCCGGGGGAACTACGATCTCGTCGTTCTGGTCCTCGATCTCGTCGTCAACGGGCTCCGCGAGAACGGACTGGATCATTTCGTTGACGAGGTCAGGGTTCTCATCGGCTTTGATGGTCGGCACTGTTTCTCCAAATGATTGCTGTTACGGGTTTCCAAAATTGGGTGCTGATAGGACTAGGCCGCGCTCGGTGACGCTGCCCCATTCCACGTCGAGGCCCTCATGCACAAGGGTCATGCGCTCGACCATGAGTGCGTTGTCGCCTGCATTCAGGTCTGAGTAGACGACGCTGGAGGGCCAGGCGTTGTACAGACGAAACCGCATGACGACCTTGTCGTCGTACGCGGCCTCAGCGCTACTGGATTCCGCCCGGAACCCGCCGCCGCCGTAGGGTACGGGTGTTTGTAGTACGGAGATGTGTACGTCGGACCGGAAGAGAACTTTGTTTCCCGAACCGCGACCCTGGACAACTCTGAGTAGCATCCGCATCCAGTCCCAGTTCTGACGACTTCCGATCAGCACTCCCCGGTCCAGTTGGATCGCAGAGAAGTCGACCTGGGTCGGCACCTGGTGCAGTGTCGTGTTGTAACCGCCCTCGCGGATAGAGACGACATTTACGTTAAACGACAGACCGCTGACGCTGGTGAAGCCCATCATCCCGACAGGCTTCAACCAGGGCGTCGTCGTGCGGTCCGGCTGCTGAGGGTAAAAGTGCACCAGGAACCGGTAGTTGCCGATGGGGTCAGTGGTCGTGGAGCGGAACGCTCCAGAACCACCTGCACGACCACTGACCGCCATCGATCTAGTTCCTTACCTAGTTTCCTACGGGCGTGAACCCGCCGTCCTCGGAGACGCGTGCCCAGGCGACATCGAATCCCTCATGCACGACCGTCAACTGCTCCACGATGAGAGCGTTGTCACCGGCGTTCAGATCCGAGTACGCCACAGAAGTGGGCCACGCGTTGAAGATCGTGAAACGCATAGCGACCTTCTCGTCGGTTACAGACGCGTCGTTGGCATTGACGGCGGAACCGGCTTGGTAGCCCTGAGTCTTGGACGCGTACCGAACGGGGTGCGCCAGGACATCGATCTGCACGTTGAACCGGAACGACGTCTTGGCACTGAGTGCTCCCTGGGCGCTGTTGTCGTTTACCCGGAAGAGCATTTCCATCCACTGCCAGTTCTGCTTGCTTCCCAGAACGACACCGCGCTGGAAGGTGATCGGAGAAAACGTGGTCTGGCCCGGGATCTGCCGAACCGTGGTGTTGTGATGACCCTCGCGGTACGGAATCGACTCGGTGGAGATGTTAAGTCCGGACACGGATGTGAACCCGATCTTGGGGTCGGGCTGCATTTGCCCGGTCTTTTCGGTCCCTAGCGGGAAGAACGTGGCGAGGAACCGAAAGTTGCGGATCGGATCAGTGGCGAGACGACCGCGCTCGTACGTTGATGCTGCCATGGTTACCTATTCCTTTCAGGCGATCGTTCGCTGGGTCAACTTGATCTTGATGAACTCAGCCGGGTACTGCAGAGCGACCCCGACCTCGACGTTGACGACACCGCTGGCGATATCGGTGGCGTTGTTGTTCTCGGCGTCGACCTTGATGAAGTAGGCCTCCGACGGAGAGTTGCCGCGCAGTCCGCCATCGGTGAAGAACCCACGGAGGAAGTTGTCCAGGACCGTCGAGATCTCGCGCCAAAGGTCCGGGGTGTTGTTGCGGAAGATGGCGAATGCCAAAGCGGCTTCCATCTCTTTACTGAGGAAGTCCACTGTGCGGCGGATGTTGATGTACCGCGTGGACCGGCTCTGGTCCATCGTCCTCGCGCCCATAACCACGGGACCGGCACCGGGCATCACCCGAAGGGCATTGACCGGA